GGGGACGGTGTAGCCGACTTCTCCGTAGGGTACGAGGGATATCTTGTAGTTCATTTTGGCATGAACCTCTCAGCCTTGACCGCAGGAGCCTGCTTGTGGTTACCAGTCCGTGCTTTGCGGATGTCCGCCATCATCTTGTAGAGCCTACGCGAACCTGCTTCGCTCGACCCGTTACCAAGATGCGACACGACATCCGCCGGAATCACGAACTCACCATCTGCCAGTCTGGCCTCCTGACTTCCTTCGATATTGGCACGGATGTCGTCTGACATCCCATCGCCGGGGCCGCGTAGGAACTTGCCGCCCGCAGCGTACTGAGCGATACCACCTGCGGCAAACTTAGTACCTTTTCCGGAGGGTACCCTAGGTGTGTAGATGAAATCATCCATGTCAGTATTTTGATACGGAGACTCTACAGCCGGAAGATAGTTTACCGGGGTCTGCGAGGCATAGTAGTCCTCCATCTTCGACCTAGTCGGAGGCGGCGGGGGCGCATAGAAGTCCTCCGGATCGCGGATTCCCGGCATGTAGGGGGCAGAGTCATCTCGTATCTCCATATCCGCGCTCACAAGATTCGGCGGGCGCATCATGTGGTCCGTGACATCAGGCTGCGTAGGCGGAGCAAAGGGAGACTGCTGTTCGTAAAAATCCTTAGACCCACCGGGATACACCAAAAAATCTTCCATATCCCGCAGGCCCGGTCGGTTCGGAGGCTCGTAGGCCGGAGGCGGTTCGTCCGAAAAATAAGTGTCATCTGCCGGACCGCCGCGATTCGGTCGCCAAAGATCTCGGTCATCAATCGGATATTGTGGACCACCCGGACCACCCGGACCACCCGGACCCGGTCGCCAAAGATCTCGGTCATCAATCGGATATTGTGGACCACCCGGACCACCCGGACCACCCGGACGCCCCGGACCACCCGGACGCCCCGGACCACCCGGACGCCCCGGCGGGTCAGGCGTAATCGGCGGATTCGCAGCAGGTGTACTCTGCTGCACAGGCGACACAAGGAACCTGTTCAGGTCCTGCAAGTAATTGGAGAGCGACCCCCGTCCAGACTGGTACTGCGGTACTGAGGACGGGGCCATCCCTTCCGGAAGAGGCGGCGGAGGAGCAGGAATCACGTTGCCCCCCGGATCAAACATAGGGTTTCTCAGGTCCATACCGCCAGTCGGCCCGCCCGCTGCAAACCGTTCTTCTCCGGTGAACGGATCGACGTCTGCACTGTACCCAGAGAACATCTCTCGACGCTGCGGCATCCCGGTACCCGACGTCTTAGGGGCTGCAAGCGACAGAGGATACATGTTGTCCTGCGGGGGAATCTTCTGCGCGGCGTGCGGAATAGACTGACCAGCCAAACTGGCAAGTCCACCATCAGCGTAGCCCTTCTTTTTCTTCTTAGGCATACCCGGATATTCCGGGAGCCACTGCCCGCCAAGGAACCGACCCTCGTCCTCGTCGTACCCATACGACTGCCAGTAGGGCGAGTTCACATCCTCGACTCCGGGGATTTTCTGCTGCGGGGTCATGGCACCTGCGAGGCCCATACCGCCTGCGGCGACACCTGTCATACCACCGGGGATCGCATTGAGGAACGCTTGTCGCCCAGCCTCAGTGCCGAGGGCTTTGGCACCCTGCCCCATAGTAGCGAACGCGCCTTGCTTCGCCGCTTCAGTTGCAGCAGCCTGCGTAGCAGCCGCCCCAGCACCAGCCGCCCCAGCACCAGCCGCCCCAGCACCAGCCGCCCCAGCACCAGCCGCCCCAGCACCAGCAGCCGTACCAGCACCCGCCGCCCCAGCCGCTCCAGCAGCCGCACCAGCCCCCATAAGACCCGCACCAAGCCCTGCGCCACCGAATGCGCCGAGACCCGCCATGAGGCCCTTACCGAGGTCGCCCTTGGTACGAATGGTCTCACCTGCACCCACAATGCCCGCTGCGGCAAGGGGGCCGACACCGGGGATGAACGACAGACCGAAGCCGATCAGCGCCGGGAGCAGGCTCTTGAGGAACCCCGCTTCGGGCAGGCCCGTGTCCGGGTTGATGGTCAGGCTCCCGCCATGCGCCATCGCAAGCCTCTGGAGGCCATGCACCTCACCGGGAGTCATGTGGATAAGCATGGTGTCATCGCCCCGTCCCTTGGACCGGACGAGGGTGGCCAGACCAGACATGCTTCGCTTGTCGCTCATATCAAACTCCTATCGCGGACGCCCAAGTCACCGAGACGATGACGGAGGGAATCTCAGGTATGTTGCCAGCCGCAGGCTCCGCCAACAACACCACATTGGTGCTATCAGCAGACCATGCTATCTCGATGTAGTCGTTCTCTTTCAGTGCCAACAGCCAATTCCAAGCGGCCACTTTCTCGTCGTTGTTACCAGATATGACTACCTTGGTAGCCGAATTCGGAACGTTCTCCCCGTTCACCCTGATCCAGATATGGGTGGTGGCTGAACCGCCAGTCGTCTTGTCCAACTGTGCAGAAAATTGGATATTGTACACGCCAGTTTGGGACACGTAGATACGGTCGGTATCCCGCCTGATGGCGAACTGGGTAGCCCGACTGATTGCGTACACGTTGCTAAACTTCATCAGGTTGACGTCCCCCGCGACCGGGTTGGTCTGCGTGGTGGTGTCGTAGAAGGAGCCATGCGGCAACGGAGCGTTGACCTTGCTGACGAGGTTGGTGAAGAACAGCCGCAGGACGTTGCCGAACTGGTCATGGTAACGCGGCTCGTACTGGTTCGGCGCGTTCGGCAGGTTCGGCGGGATGATGTTCAGCGAACTCATCAGCGTCTCCCGTCAGGCCGTACGTCGATACGCATGGCACCCATCTGCCACGCCACCCCCAGCCCGGTAGACTCGATCCGAAACGCCATCTGCCTACCCCTGATGCGGGTGTAGACCTGCCCGGTGTACTGCTCGATCGGGATGGTGCTGGAGCGAGTCACAGTCGGAGTGTCCGCCGCTGTGTAGTTGGTTCCCGAGTTCTGTCGTGGACGCACGGTCAGAAGTACGCTCGGGTTGGTAGCCGTCGAACTGATGAAGTTCACGTCTGGCAAAACACGCCATACATAGCCGAAGTTGTGACCATCTTGGATGTCGAAATCCGACGACTCCGCGTAGGCGACTATGGGCTGCGGATTGGCCGTTGATTGGTCGTCTGTACCGAATTCATGGATGACGACTTGGTTTGGGATCAACGACGGTACTGGGGTGTACGCGGTATGCGTTGCAGCAGTGGTCGAGTTCGCCCCTCTGACGCAGCCGGTCAAAGTGTTCCCGTTCTTGCCCGAGTAGATGATCTGCTCCGAGTCAATCACGACCGTACCAGCGTTCGGATAGGTAGTGGCGTTTGTCAGCGAGATGGTCGATACGGTGGCGTCGATATCCGCCGACAGATACGAAGTCTGAACGCTGTAGACCGCAAGAGGGTACGTGCGCTGGGTGTGGTCAGCCCATGCAGTGCGGTTGAGGGTGCCGTAGTACCACGTCTTTTCGAGGTAGTTGTACACCACGTACCGGTCGTTCGTCGTGCTGTTGGCAGACGGATAACACCACCAGACCTCGTTGAACCCTTCGTTGGCACCTGCCACGACCTGTCCGATCTGGTCGGAGTTGATGTCACTGAAAATGTACTGGCGCAAGGTGCAGGGGAGGGTCTCGACACGGCCCGAGTAAACGAAGAACTTGTCACGCCCCATCCAGTAGACGACGTTGTTGACCGACAACACGCAGTTCTGGGAGGCGATGGTCACGTCGTGGTCAAGCGGCTGGAACGACCACACAAATGGAGGCCCGACGTACTGCATCGAGAACAGCGCCGTGTCCGTCCAGATCAGGATTTCCTGACGGGTGTTGGTCGCCGTGACGATATAGGAGCCATGCGAGAGTTTCTGCTCACCCGACTGGTTGGTGACTTCCGGCACCCATTCGTAGATGTTGCCTTGATCCGACCAGCGGACAAGCAGCGGATCGAACACAGTATTGAACGAAGTGGGGTCGTACGGCGTCGAGCCGCAGGAGATCA